TTAATAGTGAAAACTCACACTGTAATAAAAATCTAAATAATTATAGGGAGGAAAGAATGATAAAAAAAATATTTATGTGTCTAATGCTTGTACTTGCTTTTACAGCTTGTCAATCATTAAACTATATCAAAGAAAAAAATGAAACAATTCAATTAGTAGTAAAAGGTAATGATAATAATATCTATATGTTAGGAAATAATTATGATTATCAATTTTCTGGGAAAGATGCAGATAGATTATTAAGATTGAGTAACTTTCCAAAAGAACTAAACTTTTCAAGAGAACAATTAAAAAATGCCTCAGTAAATATTCATGTTGATGCAAGAGATGGAAGCGTTGGACTCGATTTCGGAAGTAGAATTACAATTAACAAAAAATCTAGGAATAATGCTAACTATGAAAAAGAACAAAAAGTTTTTTATGAAAATTTAAAAAATGAACTTAATAGAAGAAAAGTTAGATATAAAATTGAAGAAAATTCTGAAGAATGGGTAATTGTTCTTTTAGATGTTCCTTATTTTGAAGGAAAAGTTGTAAAATTACAAAATCGTAGTGAATTTTTAGAAAAAGGGAAAGGACAATATATAGATGTACCATCTAAATTATATTTAACAGATCCACCTAGCCAAGCAGTAGAAGGTGTAGCTGGTGGACTTATGGGAGCAGTAGCAGTACCAGTTATGGTAGTATTAGCTATACCAGCACTTGTTGTATTACCATTCCTTATACCTTTCATGAAAATAGGAAATACGCCATAGTAATATTAAAAGAGTTATTCACAAAAAATCTATTAGAAAAAGCCATTGTAGTTCAAAATTACATTGGCTTTTTTGTATTTTAGGTGTATAATAAAAAGGTATTTTTCATTGAACATTTCAAGCAATCTAAATATCTAACTTTTAATTTTATAATACTTTTTCTCTTTTTCTATTTTCTCTAAATTCTTATTTTTATCATAATTATCATATTAGTAGCCAACAAGTAGCCAACACTTTTTTAATTTAATAAATTAACAGCTTTTCTAAGCTCCTCAATATCTTTATGTGTATATATTTCTTCTGTAGTCTTAAAATCTGTATGTCCTATTAATTTTATAATGCTTGTGCTATTTGCATTAGCATTATTTAGAAGAGTAGCAAATGTATGCCTTGTATCATGTATTGTGTGTTCCTCTATATTAAGTAAGTCAAGCATAGTTTTAAAATGTTGGAAAAAATTACTATAATTATACTGTTTACCTTTTTTATTAAAGAAAAAATATTCTTTAGTGTAGTCTATATTAGCTTTAAATAGATGTATAACCTTTTCAGATATAGGAATTTTTCTAACTCCTGCAGATGTTTTACTTTCAACAATAGATAATACATTTTTTTCTAAGTCAATATTTTTAGTTTTTAAATTCATAAATTCGCTTATTCTAAGTCCTGTATAAATTAAAATTAAAGTAGCATAAGACATTTTTTTGATGTATCTATTATTAGATCCTAAATTGTCAAAGAGTATTTTTATTTCATCAGCTGTAAAAATTTTTCTTTCAACTACTTTTTCATTTTTTCCTAAGTCAATAAATTTTACTCTGTTAGTTTCTATAAATTCATTTTTTAAAGCAAATTCAAATATTAAATTTAAAGTACTTTTAAGAACTAATTTAGACCCATAAGCACTATTTAAACTATCAAAAAATTTTTGTAATGTATATAATTTTAAATCTTTAATCTTAACATCATTAAATACTTCTAATTTTTTTAATTGATTATTTGTATTAATTAAAGTTATTTTAGTTATACTTTTACAATATCCTTGATACCATAAATCTTTTACATCTTTGAAAGTCTTACCACTGTATAGAGTAGGATTATTTAGATATCCTAGTAACTCAGCTTGTGCTTCTTTCCTAGTTTCAAACGTTCCTACAATTTTTCTTTTTTGCTTTCCATCTACAAAGCCAATTGTAACTCTTGCTACCCAGCATTTCCTCCTTTTCCCACTAAGTTTATATACACTGCCTGATCCGTTTTCATTTTTCATTTTATCCTCCTTTAAAAAAAGAGGGAGTTTATATAATCTTACTCCCACTTTCAAGAATTGTAAATATTTTAATTGCTTGGATAATATTCGTGGAAAAGTTTTTTGCTAATTTTCCCACTTGAAAGAGCTTTTATATCTAGCTTATTTTTTTTACAATGTATTTTATTCATTTTGTCTATTATTCTGTAAGCAGTTGCCCTAGAACATTTTAAAAGCTCCATTACTTCCTTAGCATTGTATGTTAAAGTTTCCATATTTAACTCCTTTATATTTCTACATAATAATCTACGTCAAGATCCTCATCAACTTCTTCAGCTATTATTCTTTTTACCCACTCTAATGCTTTTATCTTAGCTTTAGCATCATAATATTCCTCAGAAGCTATTTCTGAATTATCTATTCTTTTTTGTAATTCTCTTTGTTTTTCCTTAAGATTGTCAAATAAGTTTATTAAAATTTTCATATAACACTCACCTATCTTTTATATTTTCCATTCTTATAAGATTCTAATTTCTCAATATGCTTATTAAAATCATCATCTGTTACTCCAGTTACTAACAAAAGATTTATAGTAGCAGTTATTAAGTCTAAGCCCTCAGCTATAAAATTATCTCTATTTTTTATATAACTAAAACTATCTTTGTTCACAACTTCATTTAATAGCTCCTGGTACTCTTCTTTAACTTTTCCTAACTGTGCAATGTTAGAAGCTCCATAAGCTAAAGATTTATAGTTTGCTAATTTATTAAAATCAATCTCCATTATCTCACTTCCTCATATAATTCTTTAAATTTATCTTCATCAAAAACTCTATATTCAGAATATTCATCTTTTACTATAAAATCGCCAAATCCTACACTTTCATACATATCAGTATTATCATATAGTTCAAATTCAAAGTAACCTTTTTTAATTATTCTTTTTACTATCTCCTCATCTTTTTCAAAATAAAGATATCTATACATTCCAACATATTTTAAGACTTCAATTATATTGTCTTTTGTTAATTGTATTGCTTCTACTTCAACAGGCTTTTTAACATATTTTTTTATCATTTACTTATCCACCATCAATTCTGGGTTTTCATAAATATTTCCTATCACTTCTATATCATCTTTCCAATAATCTAATCCTATCCAACTTTTATTTTTTATTTGTCTTCCTTTTAATCCGCAATCTATCCATTCTACAACATACAGAATTTTTTTACTGCCTATATGAAATATATCTCCCTCATAAATTTCTTTATTATTTTTATCTTTTAATCCTGTATATTGCATTATTGATGTTTCTTCTAAATAAAATTCAGAATTGTATTCGCTACACATAAAATATTCTTGCCATATATTCCAAGAATAAATTTTTACCATTTTATTATATTTTGTTAACCAAGCTCTAAATTCAAATTCCCTATTCATTTTCTTCCTCCCATTCAGCTATATCATCTAATGTCCAGCCTGACTTTTTACATTTATCACAATAAAATTTACTATATTTTAAAATATTATTATCAGATTCAATAGGTTCTTGATTTTTATCTGCTTTTAGAATAGTAAAAAATCCTCTAAAAGTCTGATAAAATATATTACAACCACACTTTTTACACTTCCACATTTTTATCCTCCAAAGATTCTATTTTTGTTTTTAGTTCTTGTAAGCATTTATCACATATGCTGATTATAGTACTTGCATTAGAGTTATCTGCTGTAATTTCTAATACATTTACATTGTTAGTTTCATTACAACAATTACATCTAGTTGCATAAAATCTATATCTTATTGTTTTATTTATTTCACTATTTTTTATTATTTTAATCATTTCCAATCCTTATTCCTTGAATACTAGATAAATTAATTAATTCATATTTTCCGTTTCCAAATTCAAATTTTATATACTTCATTTAATCCTCCTTAAATGCTTGAAAGTGTCCTTTATATACTCCCTTTAATTCCTTAACTTGTGCAGATGTTAAGTATATCCCATTCAAATGATATTTCTTAACAAAATCAATTCTTGAAATACAGTTATCAGCTTCATCATGATGTTCTCTACATAAGCACATCACTCTATAATTAAGCCCTGTATCTGATTTATATCCTGAGCTTCCAACTCTATCAAAATGTTGTAACTCTCCAGGCTTTCCACATATACAACATATTTTCTTTTTTAAAGTTGCATATATAAAAGCGTCATGATAATCTTGAGCAAATAAATCTCTTATCTCCATTCTTAGTGGTATCTCCCAATAGATAGCCATTTCAAACAACCATTTGACAAAATCATTAGCTTGTTTCTGTGTTAATGAATTTAATGATAAGCTAAAGCCCCCATTTTGAATTGCTAGGCTCTGTAATGCTCTTATTACATTGTTAGTTAATTCATCTACTGTTAGATTATCCTTATTCATTAAAGAAGAAATTAGGAACGCTTGAGCGTTTTTAACAGTATCAAAACCATTGTAGATTTTTACAAATTTAGCTTTCATAACTTCTTTTGTGTAAGCTAATTCTATAAAACTTGGCTTTGCTCCTGCTTCATTCCCTTGCCAAAAATTAGCAAAATCATCTAAAAGCCAATATATTAATTTTTGTGTCGCTCTACTGTATCCTAATTTCTCCATTTTTATTTACTCCTATCATATTTTTTTTAAAAAGGAAATTCATCAGAATTCGGATCTGTTTCTTTTGATCCTTCTTCTGTTCCTTTGTTTTCATTTTTTTTACTTCCACAAAACTCAACTCTTTGAATTAATACAGATGTTTTATATTCTCTTTTATCATCTTTTTCAAAAACATCTACTTTCAAATTTCCTTCAATTATAATCTCTTGACCTTTCGTAAATCTTTCAGCTATTAATTCAGCTGTTTTTCCAAAAGCTGTGCAGTTAATAAAATCGGCATTACTATCTTTATCTTTGCTATATCTATCAACTGCTACATTAATACTTGTATAACCTATCCCAGACTTTCCGAATAGCAAGGCAGGACTATTAGTAATCCTACCTTTTAAAATTACTAAATTCATTAACTCACCTATCCTATTTTTAAATTTTTATTTTCAACTAATCTAGCCCCTTGAACTTCTTCTCCAGCTTTTAAAGCAGCCTTAATTTTTTCCTTAGATATTTTTTCAGTTGTTACAACTTCTATAAATCTACTATCAATTAAACTTTCATCATAGATTTCAGTACTTGTAGACTTAGTAAATTTAATATTTCCTAGTGTAGTTTCTATTTTTTCAATGCCATTTACTAGCATTGCACTCTTAACATAAGTCTTAAACTTATCTAAATTCTTTTTTAAACCATCTTTCATAGCTTGTAGTCTTTTAATTTCAGTATCAAGAGCTTCAATAGTAAGCTCTTGATTTCTGACAACTGCTATTACATTTGCTGATTTATCTTTTAAATCTTGTGTTAGTTCAGCAGTCCATATTGCTAACTGATTTGAATTCTCAGTTATTTCTCCTGTTTCTGCATTGATACCTTGTTCTAAATATTCCATTCTTTCAATATAATCTTTTGCTACATCATAAAAATTCATAATTTTATCCTCCTATTTTTTTTAGTTCATCATATATTTTTCTAAGTTCTTCAATTGTGCAGTCCATTAAACTATTTTTATTAAATTTTTCTATCATATCAAAAACTTTTTCAGATTTTTCTTCTGTATTAGCTAAAGCATTTATCATATCTATAGCTTTTTTAAATTCTGTTTCAGTTGTCTTTTTAGCTTCATCTTTTCCGTGTGTATTTGTGCTATCACTGTCTTTGGTGTCATCTATCATAAACATGCCATTTAAAGCATATTTACGAGCATATGATGAGCTTGCTCCTGTTATTTGTGAGCCGTCCATTCCTTTTTTCGTTTCTTCTTCTCTTGCTAGTGCTGATGTTTCTATAATTTCGTCAGGCTTTTCTGTATTAACAAGAATTATTGTAGCTTTTACATAATTTCTTGTATTTACTTCTATAACATCATCTTTAATAAATAATGTTAGTTTTAGCTTATCTAACACAGGTTTTAAAGCTTCCAATATGTCCTCGCAACTTCTATACTTGTATTTACCAAAACTGTTATATTGTCCTTTAGGTGCTTTTAATTCAATTTGTGCTTTTAATAGTTTTTCATATATATTCATTTTCTCCTCCTAGATTAAATCGCTAAAATCGTATAATTCAACATACTTACAATAAATTTTATACAACCAATTTAATTTATACTTCAAAACTTCCTTGATAGAAGCTTGAGCATAATTCTCTTTTATCATCATTCAATATTCCCCTCCCACATTTCCATTTGTTGTATTATTGCTAAAGCTCTCTTTAATGAAAGCCCTTTTAATTCTTCTTTGTTCCAGTATTTATCTAAAATTGTTCCTTTTAACATTTTTATCCTCCTATTTACTTTCATTTTCTAGAAATTCAATATCATTTAAAGCTAGTTTAAGCCCTCCAATTATTCCAGGTTTTGCTATTTCCATAATGTCATAATCATCTATTTTACTCATTGTTTCTTTAATTAATTCTTTCAATTTTTCGCTATCTATAAGCATAATATCTAGCCTCCTTAAATATTTGAGTTAAATCTAACTCGTAGTCTGTAAATAAGCTATTTAAGTTTTCTAACTTAAAAGCTAAATCATCTATATTTTTTATTACAAAAGTTCTTTTATGTTCTTCCTCATATTTATCATTCAGACAAATAGTTATAAAATTATCTGAATAATCGGTATTATCATAGTTTAAATATAGATTTCTATATCCATCTTGATAATATGCTTCTTTGTAACTATCAAAATCTATTTTTTGATTAAAATGATTTTCTAATACAGTTTTCAGAAATTCGCTTGTATAAGTTTTTTCAATTTCATAGTCATCTCTAAAAATGACTAATTCCCAATATTGTTCGTTATAATTAAAATTTAAATTAAATAACTCTTGATCTAATTTTTTTAATGCTTCTTTTAATTTCATACTACCCTCCTATTATTTCAAGCTTTCTGTTTTTGCTTTCAAAAAAACTTTTATTAGCTAAAATTAAACTTATTTATTTTTTATAAAAACTTTTACTTTTTTTATTGCATTTTCTAAAAGAACTGTAAAATTTTTACCGTAATCATTAAAAATATAATCTTGACTGAATGTAGAATATATACTTATTTTCCATTCATTGTTAGAGCTAGAAAAAACTAACTCATATTTTATTTTTAAATTTTTATTATCTGTTATAATATTTTTTAATTCGTTTAATAATTTTTCCATTTTCTCCTCCTTTGAGGGAGCTATTAACTCCCTTAATTCCAAGTTATATTTTGTGGTATTGTGCTTTCTACTATTACAGGAATTATTGATTTTTCTTGTATATAGTAGTAAGTGTATCCGTGTCTAAAATGTTGTTTACCATTTTCATAGTAGCTAACATCTAGCCCTTTAATTTGTTCTATTAAGAAGTTTCTGATATCCTCAGATACTTCTAAATATTCAGTTCTATCGTTTATTACAACTCTTTCAATTACTACTAAACTTTCATCTAGTAGTAGTTTTTTTAGTTGTGGTCTGTTTTTTGCTTCTTTCATATTCCTCTCCGTTTTTAAACGTATTTTACGTTTATTTTTAGTAAAAAAAATTGTTTTTTTCTTTTATCTCTATTATCTTATATTTCTATTTTAACGTATAAAACGTGAAAAGTCAAGAAAAATTTTGTTTTTTACGTGAAAAGTTTTATAATACTTGTAATAAAAGAAAAAAAAGGTGGTGTACTATGGAAAATTTATCTATAATTTTAAAAAAATTAAGAGAATCTAGAGGAGTTACACAACAAGAATTATCAGAAATTTCAGGGATTGGGCAAGGTACTATTGGAGATATAGAAAGAGGTAAAATTAAAAAGAGTTCTATTAATACTCTTGAAAAAATAGCAAAAGCTTTAGATTTAAATGAAGAAGAAAGACAAGAATTGTTTGCTGTATTAGTGCCTAAAGATATAAGCGTAAAAATACTAAAAAATCCTTTATATAAAAATTTAGATAGTAGAGGTAGAAAACAATTTTCTGAAATAATTGAACAAACATCATTAATGTTTAATGATGAAGAAATTCCAGAAGCTGACAAAGAAAAAGTTTTAATGGCTATACAATCAGCATTTTTTATAGCAAAAGAAAAGAATAAAATAAAAAAATAAAGTTGGTGATTAAATGGATATACAGTTTAGAGTTTTAAAATTAATTAAAAAGCATGGAACTAATAACCCATTTAAGCTGGCTAAAAAATTAAATATAGAAATTATCTTTGATGATTTAGGAGAGGTTAGGGGGCTATTTAAAAGAATATTAAAGAGAAAGTTTATTTTTATAAATTCAGAATTATCAGAATTCGATCAGATGTTAGTTTGTTCTCATGAGTTAGGGCACGCAGTCTTACATGCTTCAAGTAATTATCAATTTTTGATAGATAATACTAGCATTTTAAGATTAAGTAAAATAGAGAACGAAGCTAATTTATTTGCAAGTTATTTATTATTTCCAAATGATGATTTTATTGAGAGTTTAGATTTTATAGAAAATAAAACAAATTCTTTAATGATTAATGAAATGAAAAGACTTAGAGAAATTATTTAAAAGAAAGGGGAGATTTTTTATGGAAAAAGAAGTTTTTAAAGGGAAAATTAGTAAGAAAATATTTATTGTTCCTGGAATTTTTGCAACATTATTTTTTATTGAGGCGATTATTTTTATTAATGTTGGAGGGTTAGGGACTGGAATAATTCCTTTAATTTTATCAGCATTAATAATAATACCAGCATTAATAAAATATTCCTGTACAAGTTTAATTTTGTTTGATAAAAAGATTATAGGAAAAACTGGATTTTTAAGTAAAGAAACTTTAGACGCTCCGTTAGATAAAATAAATGATGTATATTTGAATCAAGGTATTTTTGGGAGATTATTTAATTATGGGAAAATTAACATTTCAACTTCATCTAATTCTTTTTATTTTAAAGGGATAGATACACCAGAATTGTTTAAAAATAAAATCTTAGAACAAATAGAAATATATAAAAAAGAACAAGTAAAAGAACAAGCTAAATTAATGGCAGAAGCTTTAAAAAATTCAAATAATTAATAAAAAAGTAAAGCACTTTTAAAAGAGTGCTTTTTTTTACTTGACTTTAATCGTAAAATACGTTAAAATATAGATGTAAAAAATAGAGGTGATTAAATGGGAGTATTATTAAATGGTAAAGAAATTTTTGAAAAGATAGAACAAGCAAGACTTGAAAAATCTATGTCAAAAATTAAATTAGCCAAAGAAGTTGGAATGTCTCCAAGTAATTTTTATGATACTATGACTCTATTACAAAAAAATAGTATTAGATATCATAATATTATAAAAATAGTGGATTACTTAGGGATAGACTTAGGTATAAGATTTTAAATTTTTTTAATTTTTTTAAACGTAAAATACGATTAAATCTAAGGCTAGTCCTTAGACAAATACACACAAGGGTTTTTGATATTTGATTAAATTTCTTTGATGTCCTCCTTTACCTTGTGTGTTTCTGTGTAAGGTTTAGCTAGCAGATAGAACAAAATAAGTTAAATTCTCAGTTCTATCACTTACAAAAACGTACAAGGGCAGTTGTTCGTTAAAGGACTGTCCAAAAATGCTAAGAAGTTTTTTACAATTTTTGCCTTAGCCGTGCCGTGATATGTTCGTAAAATGTTATCACTATATGTTTTGGGGTTTTCTGAGCTTAAAACTCTCAATATCTTACATCTTTATCTAGCAAGGGCTGTTCTTGTGAAATACTAGTTGATAAAGATGTAGGATATAAAAGTATCTAGTATTTTTTAAAAGTATCTAGTAACTTCTATCATATCAATTTATAAAAGTATCTTAAATATAGATAAATTAATAAGTTGCTAAGGATATAAAAAGTATCTAGTAGCTTTCTAGTAATATCTAGTAAATCAAGCAAAAAGCTATAAGTAAATTTGTTAGTTGAATTAGTGGGGTCTGTACATCGCTTTGGTAGGCTCTGTATAGGCTCTACTAATTGAATTAATAAAATAGGAGAACTACCAAGGCTCTCCAAATATATAGGAGGTTATTTATATGGAAAATAGAACATTAAAACAATTATTAATGTCAAGTAGTTATTTTGTATTAAATAAACAAATAGTTAAAGCAATAGGAATAGAATCAGGATTTTTACTAACAACTTTAATAGAAGCTAGTGATGGACTTGCTAATGATGATGGTTGGTTTTATAAAACTGCTCCATCTTTAGAAGAAGAAACAGGGCTTTCTAATCATAAGCAAAGTAAAATTATTGAGGAGTTGACAAAATTAGGTATTCTTGAACAAGAAAATAAAGGGATGCCAATGAAGAGATATTTTAGAATTAATTTTCAAAAAATAGAGGAGTTAGTTTTTAAAACACAGGATTTAAAAAATTCTAAACCTAGCAATGAAGAAATTGAGAAACAAGGGTTTAAAAATTTTGAAAGCAAGGATTTAAAAAATTCAAATGCATGCATTGAAAAAATTTCAAACAATAAAGAATATATAAATAATAACTTAAATAAAGAACTTAATAATAATAACTTAATAGAGAATCAAGAACAAAAAGAAAAAGTTTTTATTAATTCTAATGGAGCATTACAACAAGAAATAAAAATGCTCTTAGGGGTTAGAAAAATAAAAGTATATGACATTATAAAACTCAATAAACCTATTGAGCGTATTAAGTTTGTCATAGATTTTTGTAATAAGAATAATAAAGCTGATGGCTATTTATTCAAGGCTTTAAAAGATGATTGGGAGCTAATAGAACATACTGATAATTATAATAAAGGCTATAACTTAACTAAGCCAAAAGAAGCATATAAGGAGTTGGTGTAGATGATTACAGAAGTATCATACGAAGAAAAAGCACTAATTGCTATGCTTTACATTGTAGATGACATCAACTTTAAAAATAAAATTAAGAATATTCCTAGTAAGTATTTTTCTAGTTTAGTTCAAGAATTTTTTAAAAAATATAAAAAATATGAACTAGAAGGGCTTTCAGTAAATGCTCTATATGATGAAGTTAAATTTAGAAGCTTGCTAGCTGAAGCTTTAGACTTAACTATTGTGAGCACAGAAAACAACTTAGAGCAGTATATAAAAGGCTTAGAAAACAGATATTATAAATACTGTATCTTAGAATTGGCTAATACTCCAAACGAAGAAATAAAAAAGAAAATAACAGAGTTACATGCTGAAGTTATAAAAGAAAATGACAAGAGTATTCAAGTTGCAGATATAAAAAATATTGAAGGATTATTTTATGAAGGACTTGAAGAAAATGACTCAGTTAAAACTGGTAAATTTAGACTAGATAAATATTTAAAATTCACAAAAAGGGATTTGCATATCATAGGAGCAAGACCAGGAGTTGGGAAGTCAGCTTTTGCTTTATATATAACTTTGTTAATGGCTCAAAAATCTAGAGGATTATTTTTCAGTTTAGAAATGCCATTAAAACAGATAATTCAAAGAATAATAAGTAGTCAAAGTAGAATTGAATTAGAGATGTTAACGAATAAAGAAAGATTTAATACTTTAGATTCTGAGCAAAAACAATTAGTTAAAGTTTTATTTAACAAAATTTTAAAAGAAAGTGAGTTAAAACTTTATGATGGAAATTTCAAAATAGATGAACTTGAGGAGTATGTTAAAAACGAAAAAGAAATAAACGGAGTTGATTTTATAGTTGTAGACTATTTACAACTTGTAAAATCTAACAAGACATCTAGTAGATACGAACAAATAACAGATATTTCTATAAGATTAAAGCAAATAGCTAAAGATTATGACATTGCAGTTATAGCATTATCGCAACTTTCAAGAGATATTGAAAAAAGAGTTGACAAAGATGTTTACCTTGCAGATTTTAGAGAGAGCGGACAAATAGAACAAGACGCTTCGACTATCTTAGGACTTACAACTGAGCCAACAGATACAGAGTATAAAGAACTTATGAAAGTACAAATATTGAAGAATAGACAGGGACAACTTGGAGTTATGAAGTATTTTTATTATAAGAAAAATCAAACGTTTTTTGAAGTATAGGAGGATAAAATGGAATTATCAGAAAAAATGGCTTTAGAAATGCAAAAATTTAATAAGAGATATGCTCAAGAAATTGAAGCATATTCAGAACTCGCTACAATTAAAAATTTAAAAGAAATCGTGAACAGATTAAATGATTTGGAAGTTTATGAAGTAAGTACAATAAAAGATGTTGTATTAGTTCAAAAAGACAATATTACTGTGTATTTTAGTTTTTATAGCTTTAATTATACAGATAAAAATGTTGAGATCACTCAATACTATAATGGAGAAAATTATAACCTTTATGTATCTAATGATGATGAATATATAAGATTAGATGAATTAAGAAAAATTTCACAAATGATGACAGATGTTAAGGCAGTTGCTGATGAAGTAATAGGAGTTTCTAATATTTAAAAATAAGTGTATTTAAGGAGGGTAAAATGGTACATAAACAAATGCAAACAAGAGATTATTTAAGAAGTTTTATAACTAAAGCTAACAAGGAAGCTGGAGTTACTTTTAATGCTTCTAAGCTAAACAGCAAGGAGGAATGCGAAAAATATATTTTAAATTTAATAAAAGATTTAAAAAATAATTCAGGAAATAACAAGGCTTACATAAAAGAAATTAATGAATTAAAAGAAGAAATTGAAATTTTGAATACTGGAAATAAAAAGCTTGAATCTGAAAGAGCGTTTTATATAACACAAGCAGAAGGAGCAAAAAAAGATATGAAAATTTATCAAAAATTTGCTAATGAATACAGCAAAAATTATTCTAATGAAAAAGATAAACATGATATAACATTTAAAAATTTAATTTTTTTATCTAGAATAACTATAGGTTTAATTTTAATATTAATTATTGAAGCTATTTCTATATTTACATTAGCTTGGAAGTGATAAAATGAAACAAAGATTTGAGATACCATTTAGACCCGATTCAGTAAATACACATTGGAGAACGTCAAAATATGGAGGACAATATCTATCTAAAGCAGGGAGACAATTTAGAGATAATGTACAAAATTTTATAAAAACTCAAAAACATATAACATTTACAGGAAAAATAAAAGTAAATATAGAATTATATTTCAAAGATAATCGTAAAAAAGACATAGACAACTATTTTAAAGCTATATTAGATAGTTTTAACGGCTTTCTTTATACAGATGATAGTTTTATATATCAACTTAAAGGTTCAAAGAAATTAGGCTGTGATAGAGATTATTTTGTAATAGAAGTGGAGGAGTTGAATTAATTGATTTACAGATGTAAGAATTGTAATAAATTTATAGCTAATATAAAAAACGAAAAGAATATGAAAATAAAATGTAAATCAGTTGAGTATTTAGACAAAAATACTTTAAAAATAAAATGTAGCTGTAAACATATAAATATTGTAGAAATTCAAAAAGTAAAATAAAAACATAAGTATTGAATTTACAGTATATATATGCTACAATATAGGCAACAATTAAAAAGACCAAGTCGTTAAGTAGAGAAATCTATTGACAGCTTTATAGAATAAAGTAGAAGGACTTAGATAACAAATTAATCAAGATGTAAAAATCTTATTAGTTTTTTATTTAAGTCCTTTTTTTGTTTTTACTCAAAAGGCAGGTGAGTTCAAATAGCAAAATCAAAATGGGAAGATGTAAAAGAAAAGTTAATACTTGTTCAAGGTTGGGCTAAAGATGGACTTACTGATGAACAAATAGCAAAAAACTTAGGAATAGCAGTTGATACTTTTTATAGGTATAAGAATAAATATTCGGAGTTTTCGGAGGTTTTAAAAAAAGGAAAAGAAGTATCAGATTATGAAGTAGAAAGTGCTTTATTTAAAAAAGCAATAGGATATAACACAAAAGTTAAAAAAGCATTTAAAGCAAAAAATGTTGAATATGATGACTATGGTAAAAAAGTAAAGGAATACGAAGAAATAGTTTTGGCAGAAGAAGAAATCCATATACCAGCAGATACAATAGCTCAAATCTTTTGGCTAAAGAATAGAAAACCAAGTAAATGGAAAGATAAACAAGACATAGATATAGAAGATAATAATGTATCTATAACTATTAATGGAGTTAAAAGAAATGGAAATTAATATACAAGCTAATGAGCATTTTATTGATTATCTAAATAACTGGAATAAAAGATTCTATTACATTGTTGGAGGATATGGAAGTAGTAAATCTTATCATACAGCTTTAAAGCTAATATTAAAAGCTATACAAGAGAAAAGAAGAATATTGGTAGTAAGAGCAGTTTACAGGACTATTAAAGAGAGTTGTTTTTCTCTATTAAAAGGAATTATCAGCAACTATAACTTAAATGGATTATTTATCTATACAGTAAACCCACTTCATATTAGATGTAGAAATGGGAGCGAGTTTATATTTATGGGGCTAGATGATTCTGAGAAACTAAAATCGATCGATAATGTAGATATGATTTGGATAGAAGAATGTTCAGAAATATCTTACAACGCATTTAATGAGTTAAACGGAAGATTGAGAGCATTAGGAAAAGACTTACATATATTCTTAACTAATAACCCTGTTAGTGTAAATAATTGGACCTATGAAAGATTTATTAAAAAAGCTGGAATAGATGAAGAAGAACTTTATCAAAATAGAATTATATTAACAGATGATACATATTACCATCATTCGATAGTTACAGATAATGCATTTGTTAATGATGAGTATATACAGCAATTAAAGAATTTTGAAACTTATGATATTGAAAGATACAGAATAGCATTTCAAGGAAAGTTTGGAATAGTTGGAGAAAGAGTATTTACAAATGTATTTAAAGCTAGTGATACAGAAATACAAGCAATAGTTAAAGAATTAAGTAAATACGGATTAGGTAATCTATATGATGGCTTAGATTATGGATTTAGTATTTCTTATAATGCACTCGTTAGAATGGCTATAGATAGGGAAAATAACATTCTATATGTCTATGATGAATTATATAACAAGAATTTAATAACAAGCGAATTAATAGCTTCTATGAATTATATGAAGCAAAGACATAGAGAGATTATAGCAGATAGTGCAAGACCTGAAACAACTGAAGAAATTCGGAGAGCAGGATTTAAAATAATTAATGCTGAAAAAGGCTCTGGAAGTGTATTAGATGGATTACAGAAGCTCAAGAGTTTCTATAAAATAATCGTTTCTGATAAGTGTATAAACACATATAGAGAACTTACTGAACTATGCCACGAAAAAGATAAGAACGGAAATTATGTAGAAAATAGATTTACATTAGACCCACACACAGTGGACGCTATGAGATACGGACTAGAAAAATATAAACAAACAACTTTTAAAAATGGCGAAATTAGGAAGCCTCTAGGAGTTTAAAAAATGGAGAAAACAAGGATATTAAAAGCATATAAAGAGTATATTCAAACTGATATTCATAGAAATTGTGAAAAATATAGGAAATTATCAGATGGGAAAAGTGCAGATGTGTTTTTTGCAGATGTAAAAGCAAGAGTAAATTTGGAGTATATGGGAATAGTAGATAAGCAAGGTTATATGAATACTTATTCTATGAGTAATGGAAGCTTAACAAGCAATAGCAAAGGTTGCAGTCTTAAAGATTTAGTTGTAGGTAATGGACTATTACAAGCAACAACAAGACTATATGCAGAGTATGCAACAAGTAAAAAGCTAATTACTAATCAGAAAGATTTTGAACTTATAAAAGATTTTGATTTAGATGATTTACTAGGTAAAACTATGGTAATTCAATCTTGGGCTGGGAGATTGCTTTTAAAAGGAGTTATAGAGTTAGAAAAATTTAGTTTCTATCCAGTAACACCAAAAGATTATTTTCCAATTAGAAATGAATATAATCCAAAATTAATAGATGGATATGTAATTTATAACTTATCAGCAGATGATAAAAATAAAAATACTCTTATATGTGAAATCTATGAGCTAGATAGCATTGAATATAGAGCATACAAAATAAACGATAATTCTATAAGCGAAGCACCTTATCCTTTTGACTTAACAAAAAATGGAATGATTGCAGATGGTTTAGGCTATAAAGATAATCAAGCTCAAGGTTGGGCAGTAGTAGAAATTGAAAACATCTTTGGTACAAGTGATTATAATGATGACTTAGTTGGAAATGTAAGGGAGTTAGTTATTGGAGATACATTAACATCTCAAGCATTTCAAAAAGTTGCTAATCCATTATTGCAAGTTCCTGATAGTTTAATTGAAGTTGATTCAACTGGTAAAAGCACAGTTAGATTAGACAACAGAGTTATAACTTTATCAAAAGATGATAAAGAAGTTAAACAAGTTCAACTTGAAACTAAAACGCAAGAGTGGAAGTTACATAGAGAAGATATTAAGAATGATGCTTATAAACAACTTGGAGTAAATGACCTAGCTTTTGGAATTGATTTAGGAGGAAGCATATCAAGTGGAGAAGCTAAAAGAAGAAGTTTAGAGCGTACTATTGCAACAGTAGAAAGCAAAAGAAGCAAATGCATTACTGGAATTAAAAATATAATTCTATGGGGATATAAAAAGCTAAAAGGAAAAGAAATAGATTTACAAATAGAAGCACAAGACATTTTAAGTTTATCATTAACAGAAAAAATGGCTATTGTAGTTCAAGGTATCCAAAATAATTTAATGAGTTTAGAAACTGCAATTAAATTTCTTGGAATATTAGGAAAAGATACAGATGAAGAAATAGCAAAGATTAAAGCTAATGTAATGTATCAAGAAAAGCTAATTAACATAATGAATACATTAGCTAGTATTACTAGAGAAGAACAATTACAAGTTAAACTTGAAGAACTTTCAAAAGATATTATGAAAGATTTAGGGCTAGAAGTTAAGGAGGAATAGTATATGTTCCCAATAGCTCAAGAGAATAAATTAAGACTTATATTTGAATTTTATACAAAAAAAAGAACAAAAAGAGCAAGAAAAGCTATTAATAATGGGCAATTACCATTATTTGAATTAACAGATGATGAAAAAAGAAACATTATAAAAGAATTAACAAAAGTTGCTATAGAAGTTAATTTATCTACTTTTGAAAGTTGGAGAACACTTACAGATGAAGAATTAAAAAGAACAGATTTAGAAGGTGCTAAGTACTGGATAAAGAAGAACTATGATTTGTTTAATAATACATCTGTAACATCAGATAAATTAATGGATATAAGACAGCAACGGATAACAGAAACTATTAAAAATTATAATAGAGATTTACAAGTATTTAAAAATGGCGAAGTCCCAAAATCTACACTTGAAGCTTTAAAGCAAGACATAGCTAATAATCGAGCAAGTAAAGAGATTAAAGACATTGTTAAAAGCATTGAAAACGGTACCTATTCCAATGCTGATATTGATAAACTCCAAACTTGGCTTAATAACAGAAATGAGAATCTTGCAAGAAATGAAACAGGTAATTTATATGCTCAAGAATGCAAAGACTTGATGATTGAGAACGGTATTGAACATTTTGTTTGGCATACTATGAGAGATGACAGAGTAAGAGAGTCACATGCTGAACGAGAGGGCTTAGTATTTAGTATCAATGATGAATTACCAGGAGAAGATTTTAATTGTAGATGTTGGGCTGAGCCAATTAGATTAAATTAATTTTGTGTGAGAAATTGCATGAGAGGAGAAAAAATGGAATTAAAAGACGGAGTTTTAATATTAACAGATGAAGAAAAGAAGATGCTAGGAAGTAATGAGGGTAAGAAATGGCTAACTGATAACAAGTTTATGATAGAAACAGTTAAAGAGATTGAAAAGCCAATGACTGTGGAAGCTGTAACTGAGTTTATAAGCAAAAATCAAAGCTTGTCAGATAAATTATATAACGATAATGCAACTAAATTTTTAAAGACTAAGTTAGGAGATAAGATTACATCTGATGACTTAGGAAAAGAAATAGTTTTAAAAAGTGAATTCGATAACTTTAAGAACGAAACTATTAAAACTGCTGTAAACTTTGGACTTAATGCAATATCTCCAAAGTATGCAAATATGTTATCAAACACAGTTGATTACAGTAAATTAGATGTTAAAGATGGGGAGATAGTAGGCTTTAAAGAGCAAATAGAAGCTTTAAAAAATACCTATCCTGATTTATTTACAGATAAAACTGTAACATCTACACCTGCACCATTACCGCCTAACAACGAAAATTCAAAAGTTACTTATGATGATTTCGTTAAAATGACTGATGTAGAAAAATCAAAATTAACAGATGAACAATTAAAAGAAATATTAAGAGAAAAATAGGAGGCTAGATAATATGGCATATCAAAATTTTAAACCAGAAGTATGGACAGAAATTATAAATAGAAACTTAAATAAAAACTTAGTTTTTGGGGCATTAGCAAACAGAAACTATGAAGGGAAAATCGAGAATGAAGGAAGTTCAGTAAGAGTTTTATCTGTGGGAGCAGTTACTGTTTCTGACTATACAGGAGCAGATATAACATTTCAAGAAGACACAGGAGCATATCAAACTATCCAAATAAACAAAGCTAAATACTTTGGATTAAAAATGGACGACGTAGACAAAGCACAAGCTAGAGATGGAGTTATGGAACAACTAACAAATCAAGCAGTTTATGAAATGGCAGATGTTGTAGATACAGAACTTGCTAAGTTGTATTCAAAATGCAAGAACAAAGTTGCAGGAACAATTGGAACTAACAAAGTTACAGACTTAATATTAAATTTAGCTGTACAAATGGATAAAGACAACGTTCCAACTGCAAATAGATGGCTTGTTCTATCTCCTGAAGTTTACGGACAATTAATAAAAGAATTACCAACTATCTCAACAGGAGAAAACACTCTTGGAATTAGCCAAAATTACTACATAGGTACTTATGGAGGATTCCAAATATTCAAATCTAATAACATTCAATTAACAGGTAAAAAATATCACTGTATAGGTGGAGTTAGTCAAGGATTAACTTTAGCAATGCAAATAAACAAAATTGAAGCAGGTAGATTTGAAAAATCATTCGGTGAATATATCAAAGGGCTACAATTATTCGGTTGCGATGTCCTTGAAACTGAAACAGGAAAAACTAAGCTACTATGTGAATTAGAAGTATCACAAGCATAACGGAGAGTTAAAAACTCTCCCCTTGCTTTTAAGGAGGTTATGAAGTGATAGGTTATGTAAGTTTAGATGAAGCTAAAGAATTCTTAAAAAACAGATACGAAGAAGTATCTGAACAAGAATTATCCAAAGGTTTATATAAAGCATTAGATAAAATTGAAAGCTTAATGATTAGAGATAGTGGAAGAAGTGAAACACAAGAATTAATATTTCCTAGAATTAACGAAAAGAAAGTCCCTGATGAGATTAAAAAGGCACAAATGTTAGAAGCTTATTCAATAGTTAAAGATGTCGATGATGATAACATTAATGATATTGAAAAAGGCATTGCTAGTAAGTCAATCGGTGATATGTCTATTAGTTATAACTCTAATGCTAGTAATAATATAGGCTCTATCATATTTGCAAATGCTCAAGCTAAGAATATTCTTTATAAATATGTAAGGAAAACATATGATTGGAGTTAAAACATCTGTAAATGTACAAGGTATAGAAAAATTTTCTGATATAGAAAAACAATTAAATTTACTAGCAAAATGGAAGCTTATCGTACAATTCAACGTGGATAATACTGAAGCTAACGGAGTAAAGGTAGAATTAATAGCGATGTGGCTAGAATATGGAAGCGAAGGCTTTAATGTTCACTACCCTGCTCGTCCATTTTGGAGGAGTGCAATAGATGGGAATATTCAAAAAATAATGAATAGATTTAAATTTAATGCTAATCAAGTTGCATTAGGAAAAATGGAAGCTAGAAAATGTTTTGATGATATCGGGAAACAAGTAGTTGAGTATATAAAAAAAAGTATTGAACAAGGAAGCTATGCACCACTTGCAGAAAGTACTATATTAGCAAGACAAAAAAAAGGAAGTGGAAACAAGCCTTTAATAGATACTAGAACAATGTTAAATAGCTTGGAATACGTAGTCAAGGAGATTTAAAAATGAAATTTAGATTGAAACAATTTGCAAAAAATGAGTTAAGAACATATCAAGTTACACGTAAAGCTGAATATGATATGAAAAACCCCGAAGGAATAGAAAATGTCTATCATTGGGAGATGTTAATTTATAAAAAATCTTTAAGAGTAGCAACAGCAGATCCTAACTCAGCTATAAAAGTTTTAAATCAATTGAATGGAAAAATCTTAAAAAGCTATGATTTAAGGCTAGGAGATATGATAACAGTTGAACAGTTAAATTATAGAGTAGTTGAAATACTGCCTAGAATGTATGCTGATTTTAATGAGTTTGTGCTGGAGTTGATGAAAGATGAATAATCTAGAATTAGAAATATTACTACTTGAGAAAATAAAACAATTAAATGAAAAATTTCAAACTGTCCCTTTTGAACATTTAAGCAAAGTTAATGGACAATTGAAATTACCTCGTGTTCTTGCAAGGACTATTTCTAATAATGTTATTCATAGATATACAAACGATAGAGAAGACACTGAGAAATACGGAGTTTTTAAACAAACAAATGTAAATAAGCATATAATAAGCTTTTCTTTTACTCTAAGCAAAAAAGATAGTTTCATAGATGTAGCAATAATTAGAGATTATTTCACAAATATAGAAGCTGTCAATTGGTGGATTAAATTAAATGGACTGAACTTAGTTATTGAGGAAGTTGGAGAAATAAATGACATTACAGATTATTCAGCAAGTGATTTGCTTGAAAGATATGTCTTTGATTTAACTGTAAGAACTTCTAAGGAACTAAGAACAGAAATAGAAATTATAAAAGATGTTAAATTTGATATTGAAGGAGGTAACTAATGGGAATTATATTAGGTGCTGAAAAGAAAATAGTATTTCTTAACACACACAAGCCAAGTCCTGTTGACCAAGCGACAGTTAACATTATAGGAGTATTTAGTACAAAGAAAGTTATAACAGAACAATTAATTACAAGTATAAAAGATGTAACAGGAGTTACAGCAGGTGATGATGTTTATAAGATATTGCAAGCTTGTTTTAATGGTGGAGCAAAACAAGTATTAGTGTCTGGTAAGGCAGTAACTGGAAACAATTATAAAGACTTATTTGATAGTGTAAAAAATGATTGGTTCGGTACTGTAACTGATGAAACAGATTTAGAGAAAATAGCTTTAATTTCTAAAGAAATTGGAGCAAGACAAAAAATGCTATTTGCACAAGTTAAAAAAGATGAAGACATAATGAATTCTGAATCTAAGATAAAAGCAATAGCAGAGGATACAACAGCATTATTTTTCAATAAAAATGAAGAACTTACAGCAGGAGCAGTTGCAGGTTATTCAATACCACAATTCCCAGGAAGTGTATTAATAGCCAATAAATTAATAAATGGAGCAGTTGAAAGTGGACTAATTGGAGCAGAACAAGGAGTTTTAGACAAGAACAAAGCTAACTATGTTGCAAGAATGAAAGGTCAATTAGGGCTTGCAAATGGAGTAACTGTAACAGGGGATCCGATTGATTTTATCCACTGTGTAAAGGCTTTACAATTTAGATTAGAGGAAGATATTACACTATATTTAAAAGCTACACCAAAGCCTACATTTGCAGATGTAGACCCATTGAAAGCTGTAATTTTAACTAGATGTAAACAGTTTGAAAGAATGAAAGCATTAGTTGAAGATAAAACTATAGTTGATATAGTGCCACTTGATGAAATACCTAAAAATGATATTTTGAATGGTGTTTTAACAGGTGTAAAAATTACAGTTTACTATGCTTATGGAATTAGACAATTATCAGCTGATTTATATTTTGAAGTTTAGGAGGTGCTAAATGGCTAATATATATAATTACAACAGTAAGAACTATGAATTAGTAATCGGCAAAACAAGAGTAGATGATTATGCTGATGATACTAAAATTACAATAGAGTATGATGGAGATTTTAAAAGCTTAACAAAAGGAGTTGACGGCGCTAGAAGTGTAAATCAACACAATGATTATGACGCAGTTATAAAATTTAAAATTTTACAAAATTCACCTTTAAATTTAGCTTTTAAACAACTTGCATTAACAGAAGGAGAGAAAGGGACTTTCCCTGTAACTTTTGTTAATAAAGGGTTAGATGGAACAATGGGAGCATTCTCAGCTAAAGGCTTCTTTAAGAAAATACCAACTCTTGAAATTGGAGCAGATTCAAAAGGTATCGAATGGGAAGTACAATGTATTAATTTAAAAATGGCTTAATAGGGTAGTTTTTTAACTACTCTATTTTTGGAGGTATAAATGGAAAAGAAAGTTATAAGAGTAAATAATTATGATATTACAGTTATGGAGCAACCGTCAAGCTATGTATTGAAGCTTGAAAAAGAAATCGGAAGAACTAGAATAGTTGATTATACGAAAGAAATTTTGAAATATCCTAGCGGAATTAATGAAAGTTTAGAAAATATAATTGGAGTGCCTGAAAGCATAAAATACCAAGACTTAGAGTTAAAGTTGGATGATAGAGGGCTTTATACAATGGAAAAGCTATTCATAGCCGGACTTGAAAACGTTGTATTTACTGGAGAAACATTTCTAAAACTGTTAAATAAAAATATAGATGATTTTAAATATCAAGAGATAGAAAAAATAGGTCTTGAAGTGTGGGAGCAAGTAAAGAATATCGCCTTTTGTGGTCTAGTTGTAGATACATTTCGTAGAATGTAATCTAAATTACAATTATGAAAGTATCGATAATATGATAACTATGTATGGATATTTCATTAAAGATTTTGAAAGAGCAGAAAAGTATACTATTAGACAACTTGAAACATACATAAATAGAATTATGAAAATGAGGGAGGTGGAATAGATTGAGTACAGGTATTTTAAAATTTAGCATAGATACTTACTTAAATTCAAAAGGTTTTAAAGACTTTAAAAGTAACTTAAAAGAATCTATGAATTTAAGCCAAAGATTTAAAAGTATTACAGGAAGTGCATTAGGGCAGTTAGCTATTGGATACTTTACTATATCTGGGCTAGTTGGACAATACAACAAAGCGGTTGAAGCTAGTAATTATCAAATAGAGCAAGAAGCTAAATTATATAACACTCTAAGAGCTCAAAACTTTAGAGACGAACAAATAAAATCAATAGTAGATTTAACAGGGAGTTTACAAAGTTTAGGAGTTGTAGGAGATGAGGTAACTATTGCAGGGGCTCAGCAACTAGCAACATATAGATTACAAGGTGATAGCATTAAAAAGTTATTACCAACTATGCAAGACTTACTTGTTAAACAAAAAGGTCTAAACGGAACAGGTCAAGACATGGAAGCTATAGCTAGTATCTTTGCTAAGTCTATGAATGGTCAAACAATGGCTCTTAAGAGAAGTGGAATAATCTTATCTGAAAGAGAAGAACAATTACTAAAAGTAGGAACAGAAGAAGAAAAAGTCGCTTTACTTACTGAGGCAGTTAGAAGAAGTATAGGAGAGCAAAACAAAGAGATGTTAAAAACTCCTGAGGGGAAAATAACATCTGCTAAAAATAGAATCGGTGATTTATATGAAGTATGGGGAATGTCTGTAAGAGAAACAAGAGCGAAATTTTGGGAATTTGTAGCAGATAATGCAGAAGGATTAAAAGATGTAGTTAATAGAGTATTTAAGGCTGGAGCAAGTTTCGTTGATACATTCTTAGGAGTATTTAGAGATATAAAAAAAGGTTTTAATGCCTTGCCTGACAGTGCAAAAAATGCTTTTAAAATTATAGGTGCTGTAGCTTTAGCAACTCAATTTCCACTTATTACATTAGCTTTTGCTATTGAGGATATATTCGGTGCTTTCCAAGGTAAAGAAAGTTTTACAGAAGACGCAATAAATGCATTATTAAAATTAACAGGGACTGATTATAGATTTGCAGATTTAAGAAAAGGAGTATCTGACTTTTTTGATTTACTGATAAAAGGAGCAGATAGTGGAATTGAAAAGATTAATTTAACTACTAAAGTTCTAAGTGATTTAATCGACACTTTAAAAGGTGGAGCAGGTTTATTACAAATGCTATGGGGGGCAACAGGTGGACTTGCTATAGATTTTACAAAAAATACATACAAGGCTTTAACTGGAAACTTTGAAGATATAAATTGGAATAACACAACATCTAATATTAGTAATGGTTGGGATAGATTATATGGAGCTGGGCAACATATGAATGATACGCATGCAATGTATCAATCTTATGATTTAGAACAACAAGAAAAGAAAATGAAACAAAAATCAGAAAGCGATAATTATAAAAGACTTAATCAAAACAAAGTTGGATATCCTGTAGATAATGAATTTATCGTTCCTGGAAGTCAACCATTGTTTGCTGGGCAAAATAAGACTAATAACAATGCAAATATTATAGCTTTACCTAATGATTTAACTGTAGCCTTAAATAAGTTATCTAAAATGCAAGAGACAAAAAAGCTAGATACTAAGACAGTTACAGAAACTAAAAAAATGATAAAGCCTGAAGTAACATTGACTAATACTCCAACTTATAATACAAATATTACTATCAATGAAGCAACTGATGGAGCAAAGGTAGAAAAGATGATAGAAACAGGTATTAGAAATGCTGGTAAACAAGACATAGAAAAAATAAAAACACAATTAGGAATTGAAAATTACAAATATGGGTTTGGATATTAGGAGGTTTGAATGAGTTTATTTAAACAAGCTATAAGTATGGCACTTAGCTTGCTAGGTGGAACATATAGTCAAAGTTATATACAAGATATACCATTAGAAGTAATATCAGAAAAATCGAGAAGCTTGCCTATGTCTTTACCTAGTAAAAGAGTTGAAAATGGATTTAATATCAGTGATAGTGTTAGAAAAGAGCCGATGATTATAAATATAACTGTGGTAGATAATAGCAGTGATTATATGTTAAATCGTGATAAATTAATGAAGTTGCAGGAGTTAGGCGAAGAAGTTCAATTTGTTTTTTCTAATCGTGATACTTACGAACATATGATAATAGAGAACATAGAAGAAGTTGAAACGGATAAACAAAAATACGGTTTTACATACTTTATCACTCTAAGACAGATACAAGTTGGAGAGATTAAAGAAAGTGATGTAAAAACAGATAATAAGAAAGCTAAAACAAGTGGAGGGAAAAAGAAACGTACAACTGCTAAAGTTAGTAAGCCAACAAGTGCAGAAAAAAGCAAAGTTAGTAAGGTAACAAGTGGAGGCAATGCAAGTACTAATAATGCACCAAAGCCAAGAGAAAAGACAGCATTTAAAAATATAGCAGGAAAGGTGATACCGTGAAAGCTTTAGAAATAGATGTATCTGATATAGAAGAAAGAGGAATAATAGCTGAATTACCTAATAATTTAGTTTTAGAGCTAATTTATAATACCTATGATAGTTTTATATACCTATCTATTTTAAACGCTTTAAATGAGCGTATAACAGGTTATAACAAGCTAGTACCTAACATAGATTATCTTAGTTTAGTAAGAAATGATGAAAACTTACAATTAAGATGTATTAAAATTAATGAATTTGCTGAGGAAAAAGATAAAATTACTCCTGAAAATCTGAACAAAGATTACAAATTTTTCTTGATAGGTGATGATGATGAAACTTTGGAAACAAGTTAGATTGATAACTATTGGAGATATAGTATTTGATTATGATGAGCTAGATGTCGAATTTGAAGTCAAATGCACTGATGATAATAAGAGCGATTTAGCAACTATAAAACTATATAACTTATCTGATACAACATTACAGAAACTAAAACTAAATCAAGATGTATCAATAGATGCAGGATATAGAGATATACACGGAGTTATATTTAATGGAATAGTTGAAAGCATTAGCACAAGTAGAGATGAAAATGATTTTATAACTACTATAGAAGCAACTCCAAATAATCGGGCTTATGCTAATACTATTATAAATCGGCAATTTAAAGCAGGTATAAAAGCAAGTGAAGTAATAAAGCAAATAGGGACAATGTGTAATTTTACCATGGATATAAAGGAATTAGCCAAAGATACTGTATATCAAAATGGTAAGGTGTTTAGTGGTAGATTGTCTAATGTAATTCCAATTCTTGCAAGAGATACAGGGACTATATGCAGATTTACCAATACAACTATTGAATTTAAATTGCCAAATAAAGCATACTCTAGTGTACTGCACTTAGGTGGAGAACAAGGGCTTATTAGGATAGATAAAAAAATGGATAAGGCAGATATTAAAGAAAAAGATAACAAAAAGGCTAAAAAAGATAATTCTAAAACAACATCTAATAAAGCTAAATTTGATATCGAATGTTTGTTAATTCCATTGATTAAAATTGGTCAGTTGCTGGAGATAGAAAGCACTTTATTTAAAGGACAAGTTATAGTTAAAGAATGTAATTTTGTAGCTAGTGGGCTTGAAAGCTTTACAGTATCGGCAAGTGTGGAGGTTGTGTAGATGATAGAAGTTATAAAAAGTATGATAGATGATAGTTTAAATGAATTACATACAAGTCTAGCTTGTAAAATTACATCTATTAATCATAGTGCTGGTACTTGCACAGTTCAACCTTTAGCAAAAAGAGAATTATGTCAACAAAAAATTGATTATCCTCCACTTATAGATGTTAGATTAGATTTTCTTAAATTTGGTGGTTGGAGCTTTCAAATACCTAGACAAGTTGGCGATATAGTATGGGTTGGCTTTAGTGAAACGGCTTTATCTGATGAAACAAGCCTTGAAAGATTTAGCTTGAACGAGCCTTATATCATAGGAAGTTGTGAAAAAGGTTTTGAAGATAATTCAGAAGATATAATTCTACAAGGTGCAGGAACTAGAATAGAAATAAAAGGCAACGGAGATATAACTATACTTTCAGGAAGTAATGAAACTACTATTACAAGCAATGTTACATTAAATGGAAACTTGACTATAAATGGCAATACTACTCAAACAGGAACAGTAACAGTAAATGGAAGCATTGGAGCAAGTGGAGATGTTACAGGTAAAGGAATTAGTTTAGATAAACATACTCATAACTATAATCCTGGTGATAATGCTCCAACATCTACAAGTAAAGCTAATTAGGAGGTATAAATGACAAGTCCAAAATTAGATCGTGATTGTGAGTTAGTTTTTAATGATAATGGAGTTTGTGAGTTAGTTAGTAATGCAGATGACTTAGTACAAGCAATTAGAATTGAGTTAGAGCAGAACAAAGGACAATTTGCATTAAACACTGCTTGGGGAACTCCATATTTAAATGAAACTAACACAGGCATTTTACAACTTAAAGATAATCAAAATAGGATAATTCAAGAAGTTAGCAAAGTAATTAACAAATATGACGGAGTACAAAAAATAGAAAGTATTGAATTTATCGATAAAGAATTAGTTATAAACATCAAAATAAACGGGGAGGTGTACACAATATGATAACAGATAAGGGCTTTATAGTACCAACTATAGATGAAATTTATACAAGAAAATTAAATGATTTTAAAAGTGTAAAGCCTGACCTAAGGGAAACAGATAGTAACATTATAATTGCTTGGTTAAGGTTTGATAGTGCTGAAGAGTATGACAGCTATTTACAAGCTTTAACAGCATTTAATGAATTATCAGTATATACTGCAACAGGAAGTAACTTAAATGCTATAACTAGTCATTTAGGTATGACTTGGGAGAAAGAAAAAAAAGCAGTTGGCAAGATTACAGTTACTGCTGAGATAGGAACACAGATTCCGCAAGCTTGGGGAGTAGAAACTAAATCAGGCGTTAAGTTTGTAACTCTAAATACATCTACAATTGCAACTACAGCAAGAGAGACAGAAATTGAAGTAATAGCTTTAGAAGGTGGAACAGATGGAAATGTAAGTTTAGGAGCAATAACCGAACAAACAGAAATTTTAACTGGAGTTATATCTATTAACAATAAATTGAATACATTAGGTGGAAAAGACTTAGAAACAGATACAGAGTTAAGAGAAAGATATCTAAAAAGGCTAGATAGAAAAAGTTCATTTACAACTGAGGGTATTAAAAATTATATCTTACATAATACAAATGTTAAAAAATGCCAAGTTATAGAGAACGATACTGATACATTTGATAGTGACGGTAGATTAGCACATAGTTATGAATGCATTTGTTATGGAGATACTAACGATAATATCTTAAAAGCTTTATATGAGTATAAAATTGCAGGGATTAGAACGGTTGGAGCAATTACAAAGAATTTTGACGAAATATCTGTTGGCTTCACTAGACCCACAGAAAAAACTGTATTCTTGAAAGTTGAAATTCAAGGTATTAAGGAAGTTTGGAAAAATGAATTCAAGAAAACTATAAAAGATATCTACTTAAAATATATAGATGAAGTTGAGCCAAACAGCACTATTTACTTATATAAAATCATTGGTGAAATATATAAAAATGTAAGTGGAATAAAAACTTTAAGAATAAAACTAGGAGATGTTAAGTACAGTGAAAGAGAGCAAGATTACAAGCTATCTAATAAAGAGGTTGCAGTTGCTAATGCTGATGATATAACTATCGAGGTGAATCTATGATACTAAGCAGAGTACCTCATATTTATCATGATACAGTGTATTCAAAAAAAATGTTTGAAATAGCAGAAACTAAGCATTTAAGAATAAGAAATATCTATAATTTGTTTTCTAATTTCAATGATATTGATAAATCAGAAGGCTATTTATTAGATGTTTTGGGTGGAAACTTTAAAATTCTAAGAAATGGACTCAATGATATAGAGTACAGAAAACTACTGAAGTTTGAAATAGCATTATTACAATTTTTAGGAAGCCCACAAGAAATAATTAGGATCTTATCTGAGTATTTTAAATTAAATCAAACAGAGTTTAGAATTATAGAATTATCAGGGAAAATACTTATTTCTATTCCTGAAAAATTAGATAAAAAAGAAGTCTTTAGCTTAGTAAAAAAAATTAAAGGTGCAGGTGTAGGGCTAGAAGTTATTAATGGAATCTATGTAGAAGACTACTTAATATCAGAACTCCATGAAATGACATTAGAAGAAATAGAAAAGATTACACTAGCTAGAGATGAGTATTATATTGAAATGTACAGTTTATCAGAACTAGAAGCAATGACATTAGAAGAAATAGAAAAAATTAAAATTTCGAGGAGGTAAAAAATGGCTGAATGGATAAATGACCCACAAGGGAGAGAAGAAATAGAAAAGGTTACAAAAGAACTAAAATTACCAGTTTGGAAAGCTAATCACAAGGGAAAATTTAGAGATTTTTGGAATGAGTTATGGGATAAGATTGAAGATTACATACTTAAATTAAAAGGCGATACAGAAAAGAATTCAAAAGGCTTGAATGACAGGCTCATATCAGCAGTTGGAAAGCATGATGGAGATTTCCCTATTGCAAATGCAGTTGTAGGAAATGTCTATTATTCTGAACTTACAAAAAAATATTATAAATGTAAAGTTGGTGGCCCTGCTCCAATGCCAAACGGAAATTTTATAGATATGTCTATCCTAGAAAATCTTAATAGATTGGAAAATCTATCCAAATATAAAGAAGAGGTTGTAACAAGAATAAGTAATAAAAATACCGAAGCTACATTTACATTAATAGCATTGGGGCACATTAGAATAATAAGTTTTACAAACATTAACGTACATAATAGTTATGAAACTATTTTTCCAAATATACCGAGCTGGTTTTGTCAAAATACAAAATATATGTTATTTTCCTGTGCAAACGGCAGTGGTGGCTATGGCGGGGAGGTTAGCGAATGCCATTTCGATCCAGCAAATAGAATGCTTAAGTTTTACCCTAACACCATGAATGGTAGTAAGGAAATTGAATTAACGGGGCAGTGTATTTCTGTTTCTTTGGAAACCATATAAAATTTAAACTGTTTTTTATATCTAATTCTAAATTCTACCAATTAAAAGAACAGTGAAACCAGCATTTACATTAGCAACTTCAAATGTTTGTGTCGCAGGATTATACCAACCAACGACAGGTTGTCTATTACTTGCATATAAGTCACCATTGTTATCCTCTAAAGATATATAAACTCCATCTTTGAATGGAATAGGAGATTTTATTGTAGTTTTAACATAATCTGTAATCACACCAATACTCATCATACAAGTAGCGAAATTACTAATTTGTGTAATGTATGAAGAGCAAGAACTAACATTAGTCATACCTGTTGTTCCTGTAATGACTCTATGACTGATTAGATTTTCCAATCTATACACATTTTAAAACTCCATCTGTGATGGAACAAATAACCTAAAATACTAAAAATTTTGAAAGGAGTAAATTATGTATTATATATATTCAAAAGAAAAATTACCAAAACTATTATTTGATGTAAATTTAACATCAGAAGAAGTTAAACTTTATGGAGGTTGGGATGTTATTTTTGGATATTATCCTAACATTCAAAAAGATAATTCAACAATAATTGAAAGAGATACACCATTCCAATATCCAATTTTTGATAATAACACAATTAGAGAAATGACAAGAGATGAAAAAGTTGCAAATGATATTGAGATAACTCTTGAAGTTGGAGAGTTTATAGAGAACAAAAAGATAATAAAAGTGCCGAAGCCTCAGGGCAATGATAAATATTTAAACTGGGATAAAGAAAAACACTTATGGATATTAGACACAGAAGCACAAAAAAAAGATTATTTTGATGTTATAGACAATTTTAAAGCAACATCTTTAGAGTATGGTTTTGATTATAAAGTTGGAGAAAAAGAACATCGCCAAAGATGTAGAGACAAAGACATTATATTCATAGCAATGTCAGCACTATTATTATTTTTAGTTAAAACTTTTATGAATAAAGAAATAAAAAAGACTTGGTATTTCGAGGATAATTCCGGAGTTAGTTTGGATTTAATGGGCTTTATTCAATTGATGTTTTTCGGTAGTACATTTATTCAATCAGTTTACGACACAGAAAACTGGTTTAAGACTAAAGAGAATCCAAAAGAGTTAACAAAAGATGAATTTGAGAAAAAAAGAAAAGAAATACACTCTAAACTTGCAAAAGGCTAATTTAAAGAGTTTTTATAACTAGACATAGTTTTATATGACTATGCTTTATAAAATGCTTTAAACAGCTTATTATAAAGTCAAATTTTTATAATCTGTCATTTTAAATATAATTTTTATTAATTTTATATTTAAGAAAAGAGATTTTTAAGTTTTATCACAAATTTTAACTAATTTTATATTTAAGGAGGTGAGAAAATGGAGAAAATAGCGTTAATAATAGGACATAACGCAAGAAGTAAAGGGGCTTTTTCTATGATAGTTGGTAGTGAATTCAGTTATTGGAAAAATATCGCTGAAAAAGTAAAAGGAGAAATTCCTGAAATTGTGGATATCTACGAAAGAAAGCCAAGTACAAACTATGTTGCAGAAATGAATGAAGTTTTGAAAGAATTGAATAAGAATGATTATAAGTTCTGTTTAGAATTACATTTCAACAGTTCTTTATCTTTAAGTGCTAAAGGTTGTGAATGCTTAGTCTACTATAAAAATGAAAAAGCTAAGAAGTTAGCTATAGATTTAATGGCTAGATTACAAAGCAAGTTTAAAAGCACTATAAGAGGTAATAGAGGGCTTATAGAAGTTCAGGACAGTAATACAAGAGGAGGCTATGGGATATGCAACTCTAAAGATACTTACATTTTAATCGAGCCTTTTTTTGGAAGTAACATAGATGAAGCACTAAGATTTTTTATAGTTAAAGATGTAGTTAGTTTATTGGTTGAATTTATTAAAGACAATTTATAGGAGGTTATTATGGATAAACAAATGATGTGGCAAGTGTTAGGGTATGTATTATCAACAGTTATTTATTTTGCATTAAAATGGAGATATGAAGGAAAGGATGCAGTTAATAAAGAGGCAATAGAGCAAGAATTGGCTATACAAGGAAAAGGATTAGGAGAACTTAAAAAGAAAGCAGTTCAAGAATTCGTTAGCAAGTTACCAACTCATTTAAGAATTTTCATCAATGAAACAACTATAGAGGCAGTTGTAAAAGAGTTGCAACCTATTTTCAAAAGAATGAAAGAAGGTAAAAATGGAGATTACAAAGCTTAAATTAAAGCCTATCAATGACGGGAAATGTATTCTTGAAGATGATTACATCTATTCAATTAATGGTTTTTTAATAACTGTGCCTAAAAGCTTTGTAACTGATGGGGCATCTATTCCTAAGTCTTTACAATGGATATATGAGCCTTTTGGCAAATATATCAAAGGTGCAGTTATTCATGACTATCTATATTCTAAATATAATGATACAGGAATTAATCGCACTCTTGCAGACAAAATATTTGATTTTATAATGAAAGAAACAGGAGTAAATGCTAAAACTCGTAGAAAATTCTATGTAGCTGTAAAATACTTTGGAAAAATATTTTGGCAACATAAGTTAAAAAATGAGGGATATATTGATAGAGCTGTTATTGATAGAACTAAAGAGGCAAGAGAATATTATAAATTATGGAACAATATTTTAAAATTATAAGGTGGTGCTTATGGTTGCGATAACTCAAGAACATTTGACATATGTAGCAGGGTTAATTGGTGTTATAGCTTTTATTAGAGGCATATCGTCTAGCATTGATAACAAAATCGAAAAGAACAATGATTATTTAGAAGCTATGATTGACAAGAAGCTAGACAAAAGAGAGTATGAAATAAATAGAAGTAACTTAGAAAAAACTTTCACAGAAAAAAATTTAAATCTGAATGAAAAAATAGAAAAGTTAGAAAAAACAATGACTGATGACATGAAAGAAATAAAAGAATCTTTGAAAGAAATTAATAATCACTTTCTAAGTTGCAAGAAATAATAAAAAAAGGCTCAGTTTTTAACTGGGCTTTTCTTCATCTATAACTAAATGTTTATCTAATATTTCTTTAAATTCTTTTATAAGGAATAATTTAGCTTCTTCTTTATCCATTATATCTAGAGCAGTTATCCCTATATTTCCATTAAAATTAATTTTTAAATTTTCATCACCTTGTAAAGTAATTTTTATATTTCCTATTTTCATATTAAACTCCTTTTTTTATTTTTATTATACCATTTTTTAGATGAAAAAACTCCCTCTTTTTTGTTATAGCCAACGAGTAGCCAACAAAGTATAGTTTTATATGATAAAAAATATTTATAAATATAAGAAAAATTGAAAAAATTAAGTTTTAGGTGTATAATAGTAAAAACTATTGGAAAAATCTCAATTTTCAAAAGATTTTAAAGACAAAATTTAGGAGGTAAATATGACAAAGAAATCTTATGAAGTAT